GTTAGAAAATGGCAGTAAGATATTGGCAGCTTCTACGTCTGCAAGTGCTGTCCGAGGTATGTCGTTCAACATCCTCTTTCTCGACGAGTTCGCGTTTGTTCCAAATCACATTGCTGACTCGTTCTTTGCCTCTGTGTATCCTACTATTACTTCTGGTAAAAACACCAAAGTAATTATTGTATCTACTCCACATGGTATGAATCATTTCTACCGTATGTGGAGTGATGCTGAAAAAGGAAAGAATGAATATATTCCAACTGACGTACACTGGAGTGAAGTTCCGGGTAGAGATGATGCATGGAAAGAACAAACCATTGCAAACACTTCAGAGCAACAGTTTAAGATTGAGTTTGAGTGTGAGTTCCTAGGATCTATTGACACACTCATCGCTGCAAGTAAGTTGAAGTCATTAGTATATGATAATCCTTTAAAATCAAATGCAGGATTAGACGTATACGAAGAACCTCAAAAAAATCACGATTATTTAATTACAGTTGATGTAGCAAGAGGTGTGGGCGAAGATTATTCTGCATTTATTTGCGCTGATATTACTACTTTCCCACACAAAATAGTAGCAAAATATAAAAACAATGATATCAAACCAATGCTATTTCCTAATATCATATATGAAGTGGCAAAGAATTATAACAGCGCATACATTTTATGTGAAGTAAATGACGTAGGTGATCAAGTAGCATCACTACTTCACTATGATCTTGAATATCAGAATGTTTTGATGTGCTCTATGAGAGGTAGAGCAGGACAAGTAGTAGGACAAGGTTTCTCTGGTAAAAAAACTCAGTTAGGAGTCAAGATGTCCAAGACTGTCAAGAAAGTTGGAGCACTCAATCTCAAAACAATGATTGAAGAGAATAAACTTCTTTTCAATGACTTAGATATTATATCAGAACTTACAACATTTATTTCAAAAAATAATTCATTTGAAGCTGAAGATGGATGTCATGATGATTTAGCAATGTGTCTTGTCATCTATGCTTGGTTAGTCGCTCAAGATTATTTTAAAGAATTAACTGATCAAGATATTAGAAAAAGACTTTACGAGGAGCAAAAAAATCAAATTGAACAAGACATGGCACCATTCGGATTTATGGATGATGGACTAGGAGAGGATAGTTTTACAGATGATGATGGCGAAAGATGGTTTAATACATCAGAGTATGGTGAAACCGCTGGCGGTATGGATTATATGTGGAAATATTAATGGATTTAGATAAGCAGATAAAATTAGGGCATCTGCTTCTAAATGATAGAAGATGTAGAGTATGTGGCGAAACTAAAAATCTAATTGAAGGTTTTTATAGGACAAGAAAAGATAGAGGTGCAGTTGCATCATCATATTCTTATGAATGTAAAGATTGTACTATCAAGAGGATACTTGATAAAAAGAAAAAACAAACACCATTCGTTGATTGGAATTATCCAGATTGGTAATTTCACGTCTTGTTTCCCCGCTGAAAATAGTTAAAATTCTAAATATTCTTAGATAAACTGAGACAACGGAGAAAAACATGGCGACTCCTCAATTATCTCCTGGGATACTTGTAAGGGAGGTTGATGTAACTGTAGGAAGAGCTGATAATGTTCTTCAGAATAGCGGCGCAATTGCCGGGCCCTTTAGTCTAGGCCCTGTTTCTGAAGCGATTGATATTACTACAGAAGCAGAACTAATCGAAGTATTTGGACAACCTATCTCAACAGATAGACATTATGAATACTGGATGAGTGCTTCATCTTTCCTCTCATATGGCGGAGTATTAAAAGTAGTTAGAGTTGATGGTTCTAACCTCAACAATGCAAACGCTGGAGTAGGAATTGCTTCCACGTCTCTGAAGATTAAAAACTTCGATGACTATAATTTAAATTACGAATCAGCAACTAATTACTACTACGCAGCTAAGAATCCTGGAACCTACTTAAATGGATTAAAGGTTGCTACGATTGATGATTTTGGTGATCAAGTTATTGGCATTTCAACTATCAACCCCGGATTATCAAACATTAAAGTTGGATTCGGTGTTACAATGGCACTTTCGGGTACAGAAGCAGGATTAGGAACTACTAAATCTGTTGATGGATTCCTGAAGGGAATTATTACCGGTGTTACAACAGATTCAGTCAATGGATCTAGTAGCATTGTTGTAAAAGTTGTATCTAGAGTATCAGGAGCAGGAACCGAAACTGCTATTGATTATGTACAGTCAGATCCTCTGAAATCTTTCCAAAGTGGTGCAACAATTATTCCTGTAAACAACGCAGGTATTAACACTGGTAAGGGAATTAACGTATTTGCAGGTGCTGCCGGAACTGTCACAGACTGGTATGATGGACAGACATTAGGACTTTCTAATTCAACTATTTTCTGGAAAGAAATTGCTCCCAAACCTGTTTCCAGCAAATTCGTCACCGATAGAAATGGTAAGGGTGATGGAATGCACGTTGTTGTTGTAGACGATACAGGTTCTGTAACTGGCATTAAAGGAAATATTCTTGAAAAGAATACTTTCTTATCTAAAGCATCTGATACAGTTTCTGCTCTTGCATCACCTGAGAGGACTTATTACAAAGATTACTTAGCATTAGGATCTAAGTACATCTATGGTGGTGGCAATGTTTCCGCTGCTACTGATGGGTTCCACGGAACAACTCCAGTTGCAGTTGGTTTCTCAACAACGTTTACTCCTTTTACAACCGCACAAGGATTGTTTGGACAAGAATCTCAGGATGTAACCTTTAGTGCTATTGGTAACAAGACATATACTCTTTCCAACGGTAAGGACTACGGTGGAGTAGATGATAAAGGAATGTCCGCATCACTAGGTGATGTTGTTAGTGGTTATGATCTTTTCTCTAATAAAGACGAGATTGATGTTGACTTCCTCCTCATGGGCCCTGGATGTACAACCGAAGCAGAATCTCAAGCAAAGGCAAATAAATTAATTGCTGTTGCAAATGAAAGAAAAGATTGTATTGCTTGTATTTCTCCACATAGAAACAACGTAGTTGATGTTGCTTCTACAACTGATCAGACTAATAACGTTATTAAATTCTTCAGCGCACTTAGTTCTTCTTCATTCGCTGTATTTGATAGTGGATATAAGTACACTTATGATAGATTTAACAATTCATTCCGCTACATCCCAACTAATGCCGATGTTGCAGGTTTGATGGTGAGAACTGAAATTGAACAATTCCCATGGTATTCACCAGCAGGACAAGTAAGAGGTGTTCTTAATAATGCAATTAAACTTGCATATAATCCAAATAAATCACAAAGAGATTCTTTGTATGAAGCAAGAGTAAACTCTATTATTACATTATCTGGTGCTGGAACTGTACTTTATGGCGATAGAACTGGACAAGGTTTTGCATCTGCATTTGATAGAATTAATGTTCGTCGACTTTTCCTCACAGTAGAAAAAGCATTAGAGGGACTTGCTAATGATACACTCTTTGAATTCAATGATGAGATCACTAGATCTACATTTGTAAATGCCGTAGAACCTTATCTTCGCGATGTTCAAGCAAAGAGAGGATTGTATGACTTCCGTGTTATCTGCGATTCATCTAACAACACTCCAGACATTGTTGATAACAATGAATTTAGAGCAGATATCTTCCTAAAACCCTCAAAAGTTATTAACTATGTTACTTTGACGTTCGTTGCAACACGAACTGGGGTTGCTTTTGAAGAAGTTACTGGCAGAGTTTAATTTTATAAACAATAATCACGGAGGAACCAACTAATGGCAAACTTAAGAACAATCACTACGTTTAAATCCGCCCTCAAAGGGGGCGGTGCTCGTCCTAATTTATTTGAAGTCAATATGAATTGGCCATCTGGCCAAAACATGGGTGGATGGGGAGACACTGTAGAAGAGGAATTTCAATTCCTTTGTAAGGCAGCTGCATTACCTTCTTCAAATATAACACCAATTGAAATTCCTTTTAGAGGAAGAACTCTCAAAGTTGCTGGAGACAGAACATTTGATACGTGGACAATTACTGTTATCAATGACGAAAACTTTAGAATTAGAACAAAGTTTGAATCATGGATGAACGGTATTAGTAAATTGACTGATGCGTCTGGTGCCACCACACCAAATTCTTATATGGCTAATGCTATAGTCAATCAACTAGGAAGGGGATACAATCAAGGAAAACATGCAACAAGTCCATCCATTGGAAAATCTAAGAATGGATCTGAGGGCAAAGAAGATATAACTCCATTGAGAACATATAAGTTTCATGATATCTTCCCAACCGAAGTTTCTGAAATTGCACTTTCTTATGATTCTACAGATGCTATTGAAGAATATACTGTTACCTTCCAGGTTCAATATTTCACAATAGGTAGTTCTAATGATACTGGCGGAAGAACTGATCAGGCTGACAAGGATGTTC